CGGGAATAAAGTCAAAGCCCTCCCGATGCTGCATGATCTCCGGGTGGCCGTCCCTTTGGATGCCTGCCACTACATCGTTCATCACATTGCCCAGCGTCAGCGGCATTTCATGGGGCCGGCGCTGTCCCAGCATTTTGGTCAGGTCGCCCTGTGGGTCTACATCTACCAGCAGTACCCGCTTGCCGTCCATTGCCAGCCCTGCACCCAGGTTATATACCGTAGTGCTTTTTCCGACGCCGCCTTTTTGATTGGCTACCGCGATCACCTTTGTTTTCGCCATAGTGGGTTCCTCCTTCCATATAGATTTAGCCGCCCGTGGCGAAACGGACGGCTATGTATGGAAACGAAAAAAGCCGCTTACTCCATTACAGAATAAACGGCTTTCATCAGATGGTCATTATGTAGTTTTCATGTGCAAGAGGGGAACGGCTTATAAACTATATTCCGTTACATCAGATTTGGTCAAATCCGCTCATCGCCATCAAAGTGTTTTCGCAAAAAGCGGAGGCAAGCTGACCTGACAGGGGAGTGGTGATTGGGGATGAAAAATCCACCTGAAAACGCCTTGATTTTCGCTTTCGGTTGCCCCATTTATTATCACATTAGGGGTGAAAAAGGGCCGGTTGCCCCATTATTATCACATAGAAACGGGGTCAAATTTGTTCAAATCCGGCGAAAAACGGGCAAACAAAATCAGCCACGCAGATACAAGAAAACCCCGGAAAACCTTGATTTTCCGGGGTTTTTGAGCCTTTTTGGTTTGAAAAATCCGCTTTGTTAACGCTTGCGTAACTGCTAAATACCGTAAAATCAACATTCTTTTGTCAATCTGCTGCTTGCTTGCTCTGTACCTACCCCGCCGTATATCAACTTACCAATCTTCTATTCCTTCGCCCCGTCGTAGATATACCCTGTTTCCATCCAGAATTTCAGCGGAGATATGTAGTAGTCGTACTGATCACACCCTTCTTTTTTGAACGCAGTACCAAAATCCAGCAAGCCTTGTATGATTCCCTGCCTCACAAACTGCTTATCTTTACGCATGACTCTGGCAGCTACAGCAACCGGCACATTTTCTCCAGTAAATCTTGGTATTTCCAGATATACTTTCTTTTCTTCCATCCATCAAGCCCTCCTTTCCTCCTGAACTGACGTCAATGCGTGTACGATATCCTCGGCTTTCTTCTCGCCCATATCCTTCACTCCTAGGACAACTTCCCGAAGTCCCACCTCCGACAACCCTACCGACGCTTTCTTTCCCGCCTCATACCCTCTCTGGTAGATACGGCTACAGAAATCACTGATTTGCCCGTGATCCATTTTCTTGACGTCCTTGTACTCTTTCCTATTCAGTTCATATTGTTCAATCATTCCTCCGTTCTGCTCGCTATGCAGGCAATATTGCTTTCGATCTTCTTGTAGGTATCATTCGCCATGAGCAACTTCAGTACAGATTCTGACAACATATCTTTGGTACTGTTATCAAACATTTCCTTCACGCCCTTATTTACACTGTCTCTTACTTCCGCAATCTGCTTGTCAATAAACTCTTTAATGTCATTGCCAATAGCAAGTCCTGAGCGGATATATGTATCGAAATCAAACTTTTTAGTTTCCACCCTTACTTCGCCGCGCCGGTCTTTCTCTACGTTTGTTACCACTCTAAATTCCTGCTCCTTAATGGCATCTGCGATACACTTCTTGGCGTACTCTCTCATGCTATACTCTTGGATGGGTTCGTCATCCCAAAAGCTATTGCCGCCGATCTTGATTTTCTCTGTATTTACATACTCGTCAATAATCTCCTTGATAACCGCATTTGCCTGGTTATGGATAGTTTCCTTCATATCCTCCAGAACTTCCTTCTTAATCTCTGCAACAATCTCATTGTAGAGATTTTTCTTTACCGCAGCCGTCACGGCAGAAACAATTCCTGCTGCAAAATTCTCCGTTTTGAATTTTATTTCCAGTTCCTCCGACTTTACATTTACATCTGTGTTCTCCATACCATCCATTTCCTCCATTTCTTCCTGACTCGGTTCATAATCTTCATAATCTTCATATTCCATGATCTGTACCATCCTTTCTCTGTATACTCTTAATGTGGAATCTGTAATATTCCTGCCCTCGCTCTGCTCCCCACGCCTCTTCTCCTGCACCAATAGAAAGCGTACACATGACCTCTACTTTCGGAGCATTACGCCCATATCCGTTCTGCAGGATAACTGGCTTTGCCTTTAATGTCTCCTGCTTTCTTAAAAGCTCCAGGACCGTTTCTGTCTCGCTGGCCGGAAATCCCAGCCAGCGTACAATGCGAACCGTCCAATAAGACTTTATCTCCCGGTATTCGTCACCCTTCTCTCCGGAAAGAATCATATTCAGCCATTTTTTCTTAATTGGCAAGATCAGCACTCCATCACCCCCTGTCTCTCGCCGCCGACCGAAACATCATAAGCAGCATTTCAGACACTGGCCTTCCTCTGTCTTTCCGTACTGCCTTTTTGACAGACTTCAATTCGTACCACTCGCCCCAGTAATGCTTTCTCTCTGGAACCAGCACACCCACTCCATACGGTACTTCACTCTTTACTTTTTCGTAAACTTCCTCCGGCATGACATAATAGTTGTAATCCCCCAGGAAATTATGACCGTTTTTTGAGTGGAAATCCTCTACTGAGGACTTCACTTCGTAGCAGAAGAAATCTCCCTTTTCGATGCCAGACACCGTATTATTTACCGGCTTGAATTTCATGTAATCCACACGCACCGCTTTGGTGGTGGCATAATCAAAGGTGACTTCCCTTGCCCAATAAATCCTCGGATCATTGTGCGGCGATATATACCTCTGAACCGACAGCGACAGAAGCGCCGTTATCTCTGGTCTACTTTCCATTTGCCTCACCGTCCTTATACAGATCGTGTGAACCCTCGGCCAGCTTGTAAAATTCCTCCTTGCTGTATGAAAAACCAAACAGTGCCAGTATCTCGTCCAGTGCCATAACAACCTTCCCATTTTTTGTATAGTAATTTGCATTCCATTCCGCAAGGTCCTTGTCTGCTACTCCGCTAGCGGCATAAATCATCATCTTGTAAAGAAGCCCAATCCCGTCACGCTGCTTTTCGTATGCTGCCTTTTCCTCGTCTGTCTTGTTATACAGGGATGTCTCTCCTGTGAAGAATTTCACCATCACCTGCTCATTCATCCACAAGTCGCACTGAACCATGACACCAAACAGGCGCTCCATTACTGCTTCCGGCTTTTCGTTCTCCGGCTTGAATTTTTTCTCAATAGCCAGCTTCACAAAATCGGTCCTCTCTATAGACATTTCTTTCTGCATGGCCTTAATCTGCCGCTTTCTCTTATCCTTGGCTTTCTGCTGCAGCTCATACTCAGACAGTTCTTTCTTCTCCTTGCCTTTCTTCTTGATGATTGTGAACGTCCTCCACCAAACCACATAGAACAGTTCTTCCTTTGCTGCCTGCGTCTTGCACCCCAGCTTATCCTTAACCTCCTTATCCAAGTCAAAATCCTTAACCCGCTCCCACTTTCCGCTATACTGTTCATTCACAGCGCCTTCCGGAGCAGGCTCAATTCCCTCGGCTTTACAGAGTTTAATGTAGGCTTTCTCACGCTCCTTGCGCTTGATTTCATCTGCCACGCTTTTCGCTTTCTGTGCCAGATTGTTGGAGCTGGTGGACTCCTTCAAAATTTTATCCCTGGTCTTAACATCCGGGATTTTCTCCAGTTCATACAAATCCTTTAAGGAAAGCTGGAAACACTCGTCTTTCTCCTTCTCCTGCAGTACCTTCTGGTTGAGCTTCGCAATATTCAAGCGGTGCCGTACCGTCGTCTTGGAAAATCCTGTCTTTTCCGCAATGCTGTCCTCCGTCTCACCCAGGTTGAGCATCATCTGGAAACCATTCGCCTGTTCCCATATCGTCAAATCATTGCGCTGCATATTCTCTTCCAGCATGATTGACACCTGCTCTCTCGGCGTCAGATTCTCCGCAATCTGGCAGGGAAATTTCTCTACTCCTGCTTGGGTACCGGCCGCATATCTCCGGTGTCCGATCAGCGTCATATATTCCCCCGGTTCTCCTTCCACCGGTATAACCGTCAAATTCTGGAGAACACCATTCTTTCTGATAGATTCCACCAGTTCGGACAAATCCCCTAAATTCTTCCGGGGATTCTCCGGATGCGGTCTGATATGTACCGCCTCAATATAGGTAATCACTTTTTCTTCCATCCTTTTATCCTCCTTGCTTACATTTTGGCGGCACAAAGCCGCCAGATTGTATTGATTTTATGATTTCTTGATACAAAAGCAGAGCGGCACCCGAGACACATTGCATGCGTGCATGCTGTACGCATCTCCGTATCCGGCGACAAAGCACGCATCATTCGAGTGGTCTGACCTAACGGACGCCAGTAGATACGATTCTGTATCTTTGCCCTTTGCTACGCCTCTCATTCTGTGCCTGCGATCCTTGTAGTAATCCAGCTGCTTGTACACTCCCTGGTCTCCATAACATTCATCCTTGTCAAATACCTCGGACGCTGCCGGAAGAAATAACCTGAACTCATACTCCTGAACATTCCCCTCATGGTCCTTGTGCTTTCTTGTCACAGGATCAATCGCCGCCTGCAAGTCCTCCGGCAACTGGCTCCAGATTTCCTCGTTCAGATACTTCATTGCATTAGAGTCCGCAATTCCGCGCTTCGTATCCCCGGTATCACTCCATGGAACCTCTTTGCCGCCAACACAATCCACCGACTCAAATCTCACATACTCTTTCGTTGACTGAGTAACAACTACCGTCACGTCCTCCCCGCTTTTCAAACGGAAATCCACCTTATCCCCAACTGCCAGATTAACACCGGCCTTGATCCGGTTTGCCAACATCCCCCACGACATAACCGATGTCTGAACCCTCCGGAACGTTGCATTGCCGGATGCCGGTGCTGTTTCTCCCTGCTTTTCTGCAGGCGCTGTCTGGTGCTTTTCGTCATACTCCTTTGCGAACCAGGACATCTTCTCCCTCATTCTCTCAGCCAGAGCCATCCTTGCTTCTGTCTCTTTCTGATCCCGTGCTGCCAGATAATTGTAGAAATCCTTGCTTGCTTCCTTGATTGTTCCGCTTTCTCCGGACACGCTCAGTTCTAATCCTCCCGCCTTGATTTTTAATTCTTCCATGTTGCTTTTCTCCTTTCGCTTCTGCGTATTTATTTGGTTTCATATCTCGAATTTGCGAGCGTTACGGACAAAAAAATATGCCTGTCGGACACGCAAAATTCAATTCCTACACAGTCACCTCTTTCCTCAGCAATTTCAACAACGGATGCCACGGTCTTGCACCACGCATACGGCTAATGATTTTCTCCAGATCAATGTCCTCTTTCTTTGCTTTGCGGTACCCCTGGTATTTTCCAGCGTTCCTCTCATTCACCGTCCTGTCGTGGAACCCGTCCGTAATCTTAAATCCTGCCGAATTTTTCTTACCGTCGCTGAATGCCACATATTCCTTTGAACCATGAATATAGTAACCTGCAATCTCCATACGCCTTACACCCCCTCGTATCCATACTCCAGCATACCATACTTATTTGAAATCTCGCACCATGTACCCCCTAATTGGCACACAAAGCCATTCTTCTCAGCCCTCATTGCCTTTCCTCCTCTCTCCGCTTTGCGATTACTACATAGATGTCGATATGAAAACCATTTATGATATTGACCGCCTCCAACTCTGTCAGATTGCATCTTTTCTGAAGCTCAATCCGCAGTTTTCGCTTATCCCCTATGTCCTGCAGACCATTTGCAGGCAGGAGCTTCGCCCTATCCCTGTATTCATTTGCCATCTCCCTTGTCAAAACCTCGGCCATTCCTATGCCCTTTCCACATAATCAACACTGTTTGTCTGGAAACCGTTCTCTGCACAAAATTCAATCCAACATTCCAATAGCTCCTGCAGGTTATACGCATCAAACTGTGTTTTATCGCCATCATTAAACCCTATATTATAAGTGCCTCCCCCTTCGCGTACGACACCCGCTGCCGCTTTTCCTAATGTCATACTGTTGCCTCCATCTTTTCCAGCTGTTCGATTACCCGCTTTAACGAATACTCGGAATTGCCGTTAAGATGCCTCTGCCACGCTGACTGACTAGGCGCCCACCGGAAACCGTTGCTTTTCAGAACCTCTCTCACTTCCGGCTCCGGCTTTCCTTCAAAAATCAGCTGCAGGCGCATTTCCTCGGTGTTTCGCACAATCTTGAAGAATTTGCACTTTTCCTTCTGAGTGCCCTTCTCCTTTGCGGCCTTCAAGCCCTTTATTCTCCCTTCAATCCGGCGGATATTAGCATTGTTATTCTTAAGTGCATAATCAGGGAATCCGATTCTCCCGCAAAAGTCCGGCTCTCTCAGTTCCACTATCATGTCATCTGAATAGCCCATATCCCGTAACGCCTCATTACCCTTTTCCACATCCTTCATTCTGACCGCCTTATTCGTCGCTTTCATTACCTCCTGCTGCTCTTTTAATCCTTCCAACTTTTCTTCCAGCTTTTCAATAGCTCTCTCGTCACCCGACTTGATAACTTCCTTCCCATACAGAATTTTCTCAATCTTGGCAAGGATGCCCTGGATTTCCTTAAACTGCTGGTAATTCCGATCCGCCGCCGCGTTCTGCTTCTCTTTTTTCTTGACCGGGAAATTCCCCGCTCCGGAAATCATCACGCTCGGACACATCATTCCGATGCGGCTGGAATCATTCATGTTCTCGGCCATTTTCCTCGAATACCGCTCCGCCAACGCATACACACGCTCCGCTTCATCCGGCCTTGCCTCTGCCACCTTGTCTGCCAGATCATACGCCTTATTCACATATCTCTGGTACTCTGCCGTCTTGCTCCCTTCCTGATAGTCACTGAATGACATCATACTGTGCGCTGTCTTAGCCGCCGCCTCATTGATTGAATAATAAACTCTCTCCATTACGCTGATACCTCCAATTTTTCCCTGTGCTTTGTCATGCGAATTGCACATTTTCCGTATGCCTCCAGATTCTCCCTGTACTCCCGAAGAGAACGATTTGCATCCGCTCTTGTGTATTCGCTGTTCTCAACTTCCCAGCGTAGCCGTAGTTAGTCTCAATGTCCCAACGATCCCTCGTCTTTCTCTGATATGCCATGGCTACACCACCTTTAATGAAATAATGATATGTTCCTGCGTAAAGCTCTTGTCGCTGTCATACAGAGTGCAGGTGTCACCCTCAAACTTCCAGAACGCAGCCTTGCTCCAACCCAGGTAGGAACCCCTGCCATTGTTTGCCAGCGTTTCTCGGCTGTCCGGCTTGTCGGGAATGATGCTGTAAAACCCTGTGCTGTCAGCGACATTCACTTTCCTGCGCTGCCCTACGCATCCCTGCCTGGCATGAGCGACAATCTCAAACTCTGCTCCCTTAACAAGCGCTCTTTTCAGCTGTGCCAAATTCTTAACCATGCTTTTCCTCCTTTCATGCAAACGGCAAATCTGCCATTTCCTTCTCCAGTCTCTCTTGCTCCGTTTTCCATGCCTGGTATTCTTCCTCTGTGGCTTTCCTGTCCCATGCACATACTGGACATTCAGAACCTAAATCCTTGCTGGAAGGGCCGATTTCAATGCCCTCTTCATCTACCATCGGAGACTGCCAATCCTCAGCCTCCTATGCAAAAATTCTTTCAATATCCGAACGTCTCTCTCGGATCATCGTTCTCGCTGTAACCGCATCTTCCTAAGCAATTCCCTCTTTTTCAGCGTTTTTCTCTCGTATTTGCGGAAATAATATCTTTATACTTCTCGTTCGCGAGCTATCTGGGTAAAAAAAATATTCCCACTTCTAATCCAGCTTTCTGAGCTTGAGCTTTTCAAAACCCAAATACTTGTCTAGCTGCCATTGCGTATTTGAGCCCAAACTGTGATTTACTTGTAATCTTTCCATTTACAATCTGGCACTTATATGTGTTGCCAAATTTGTTTGTTACCGTAAACTCACTTTCATTTTCAAACACTATTTTGTAGTTCTCATTTTTATATGTTTTCATGATGGATACCTCCATGTGTTTAATTTGTTGTTTGATTATGTATATATTATAACTCGCAACTGCGAATTTGTCAATAAATTTACTTCTCAAAATGCAGATTTTTTACTTTTTTCTTGCGACTATTTCGTATCCGAGAGCAGACACCATCTTCGCAAAATTGTCAAACCTCATGCTGGCCCTGTTTCTGTTGAGTGCCTGGCTCACGTTTTGCCTTGCAACCCCCATCTTGTCAGCGAGTTCCTGCTGATTCAATTTTTCCTGCTCCAAAATACTTCGAACTATCTTGACCGGATCAGTTCCTACGCACTCATTCCTCAGCTTTTCTATTACTTGTGTAAGGGCCTCGACATCTGCTTGCCAGATACTCTCCGGCTCCTCTTTATCAATCATGCTGCTGCAATGTGCGGCCAAACCTTCCAACTGCTTAATTATTTCGCTCATTTCCATGTTCTGCTTTTGCCCTCCTTTTCTTTCTTCTTGCGGCTACTCTCACCTTTGCCACCGCTACTCCTGCTTTCGTAAATTCCGCATCGCTGAATCGCAATCCACTCCTGGTTAGTTCCAGATTCTCCGCACAATCGAGCAGCACCAGATTCTCGATACTGCAGTTGTCCTTATCACCATCCAGAAATCCTACCATTTTCCCCTCCGGAACCGGACCATTATGCTTTTCCCATACTCTCCGGTGTACGAACTCAAACCGCTCCCTCTGGATGCCGGTTTCCTTTACCTTCTGTACCAGGTAGCCGTCCGATGTATGAGTGTACTCCCCCACTTCCATGTGGTTCGCCGGTACGTTCCCCTTCTTAAACATTGTTGGAGCTGCTTTCGCATACACCTCAGCCGACATTTTCTTTCCCTTGTTGGCTGGAATATGACCCGGCTCAAACTGTCCCGTCAGACCGGTATTGATGCCATGATTTTTCTTGTAGGCTTTCATCTGCCGGATGCCGATTGTTCCGGCTCCGTATTTCCGGTTTACTGCCTCTACCAGTTCTGCAGTGCTTTTCCCTTGTGCAATACTCTCAACAAACGCCAGCATTCCCTTCGGATATTTGGAAGAATACCCTTTCGGATTGCCTACCGGTGTTCCGCTTTTTATGTGAAATCGACTCTTTGCCCCTTTGACTATGTCCTCTGTAAAAATCATCCCATATTTTTCATCAAAGCCCTGCTGATTGATTAGCTCCGTCACTTCCTTTGTGGTTCGTCCGGGTACATTCTCCGCCAGCCAGTCAACTACTTCCTGTGGCCACTTCCACACTTACTTCACCCCCCCGCGAACTTCCAGCATTTCCGGAACGGCCTTTTGCCTCTCATAACCGTATTCATCCATGTGTATCATTGCCTTTAGCTGCAGTTCGCCGGTCTTGATGATCTGCTCTCCGATTTTTGCCATAGCCTCCGCTCTCCGGATTTCTGCGTCCATCTGCTCACCGTTGAGGTCCTCGTCACCCAACTTCTCCAGCTGGGCGAACAGATGATTGTTCAAATCTCCTAACGTATTCTTCACCATGCTCATTTTCATTCTCCTTCCAGTTCCCTTTCGCATCCATAAACCTTCTTATCATTTCTTCGCATGTCAAATCGACATTTGGCTCCATATCGGTTGCCTCAAATCCATCCCTTTCAAGCTCAAACCAACAGTGATCGTCCTCAGTCCACTTATCGAACCTCTCTTCAGGAAGCCCGACCTGCTTTGGAATAAAATACTCCCCTCCATCCAGGCAATCCATGATAATATCAATCTGGTACTCAGTGAAGGTTCCAAACACTACCACTTCATTATGCTGCTTATAGTTGTGGGCATCCCGATACAGATAATTGATTTTTGTATTCACCGTCATACCCCCTAATCGCATCCGTGGCAGGTGCCGCAATCATGGTGTTTCCACATTCCATCTTCGTCCTGATACAGACACTCGCTTTCGCCCCAACACTTGATGTAAATCTCGTATGCCTCATTGCTGCAAGAATCGCAATAATCGCCGTCAACGATCTGGCCTCCCTAATAAACCCTGTAGCCGTCATTGCTGCCCATATCCTCGTCCGCCCACCAGTGTTCAATCGTGGCCTCCGGGTACATTTCAGACAGCTTCAGCATGACCGGCTCTGGATTGGACCAAGCTGTTTCAAAACTGATAGTATCCCCGTCCTCCTGCTCGTTAGAGTAGGCGTTCCACTTGGTTCCCCAATTCTCTTTGCACCAGTCGTACCAGGTGGCGTGTCTGTAGTTCCTGATGTTTGACACATAGGTTTGCCCTTTCTTGAAGAGCTCTTCCTTTTCCTCTAAAGGCATATCATGTGTTCTTTCCAGCACCCTCATGAACACTTCCTCAGCCCAGGAACCTTTGCTAAACATGTTGCTTACCTTCTTTTCAACTAACTCCTTATCGGCATCCACGATTTTCCGCAGAGGTAATGTGCATTTGTCGGTCACATAATAAATAATTGCCTCGTCTGTCATACTTCCGCTCTCAATATTCAAGCTCTCCGGCATCGGGATTATCTTCTTAAAATCAAAACATGTTACATCCCTCTTCTCATACTCGTCATACTTTGTCGTGAACAACGGCAACTTCGTGATCCCTTCCATCCTTACAATATTCTTTACATGATTTGGCATAATCCTAATCCTCCTTAATCTCTTCCCATCCTGAACACAGAACGGAAACTAATCTCTTTTTGAAAATAACTTTGCTGGCGTCATAGCTCTTTGTGAACCAGCTTTTTTCTGCATATTCATTAAACCTGGACCTGCATAAACTTTCGGTATGAACCGGGCGCCCCGCCTGTTCATATTCCTGCTTGTCGGTATTCCAGACAAATGCGGCGTACTCATATTCGCCGATTCCCTCCAGTTTTGTGTATACTCTTAATGTAATCCCAATGCGTTCTAAGCGACCCATTCTGTCATTAAAGCTGTTCCCGGTTTCAGCCAATCGTTCTTCGTCAATATCTAAGATTGCCACTACCCTCATTCTCCATCACCCTCCCCTATGTTCATCAGCGCATACACGCCCTTGCTGTGCTTTTCATCAAACCAATGCCATACATCCTCTTTGTGAGTACCGGCAGGGAAATTGATAAATGGCTCCAGAATTTCGTCATTGTTATTGACAGGTATATTCCCCAGGATGCCCCACAGTCCTTCCAGCTGTCCGTCGCTGAATTTCTTGCTGAGAGAATATTTCTCCACGATTGCCGCCAAACATTCCTCTTTTGTCCGATAAAACTCGCCTTTAGCCAACACATTCTTCTGATGCCAGCCGGCCCTCATACAGACATAACTCCTTTTCTTTTCCTCCAGGATTTCATACGGTACCGCCAAATGCTCAGGCTCATCGTTCCAATCATTGCACCTGGGATTGTTGCAGATTCTCCACATCCTTCGCACAATCTCGTACCGTACCCCTCCCACTTTTACAAATCTTTTCTTCACCTATCTTCCTCGCTTTCTTCATCATCTTTCGGATTCCAATGATACTCGCAATCCGGCTTTCCAACACCTGTGCCTCTTCCTCGCCGTCTGGATCATGCACTGCATCCTTCAATATCCAATTTCTTTCCCACACTGCCTGCCCCAGCATCTTTGACAGCTTCTCCGCCATAGGATTACCATGTACTCTATTCAACGGCTCGCCCATGTAGTGACAGTTATTGCAGGTCGGTACCTTCAAGCCATCCTTCTCGCTCAGCTCCCTGCCTGCCGTTCCAAAGATCAGATGATGCTCTCCCTCTGCCTGTCTGCCGCAAAAGAAACATATCTCCTGATATTCCGTTACAATGCTTTTGCTCATTTCCTGCCTCCTACTTCTTTTTCTTATCTATGCCCCAAATAATCAAAATCGCCAAAACCGCTACTGCCGCCATAATCTGCCTCCTATCCATAAATGATTTCTGAGAATATTGCATACTGAATAATTGCATCCGCAACATCTGCATCCACCATGCCACAATCAATGTGCAACTCATGATCAACTACCTCAAAAATGTCACTGTGTTCTGGCTGCTCTGCATACATTCTGATGCCCTGCAGTAACTTCTCCTTTGTCAGCAACAACCCATTCCTACCCTCTTCCATATTATGCAGGATAAGGGTACCTCCCCGGCTAATCTGCTCGCTTGCATACTCTCCAAGATACTTTCCATCCACCCTTGCATTATCGCACCAATAATTGATACCGCCTTCCAGCGCCGATACCATAATGTCGTCAATGTCCGCTCCAGTAACAACAATCTGGATTACCGCCTGCACCCGGTCAACTTCCTTCTCTTTCTGCAACCTCTCGTAATGCTCGGCCGCTTCTTTCAATGCCCACCTCTGCTCAACGTCCTGGACGGCACCGCCGTCCTGTAGGTTCTTTAACCCTGTCAGTACCTTTTCAATTTCATTTTTCTCCATGATCGATACCTCCTAAATGTAATAACAACTGAAATTCCAGTGATGCCCGAACTCATAGTACAGACCGTACCGCTCGAATATCGCATCAAATTTCTGCCTGATTGCCGGGTACATGCCGTAGTAGAGCATTTCGCATACCGGACCTTCAAAACTCATACTGAGGATATGGTCTGGATTCACATACTCAAAATACGTTTCCGGCTCCACTCCTTCCTCTACAAACAAATGCTCCCGATCATTGTAATAATAGTGACCGTCCGGCCCCTTGCATCCAAACCGCTTGTGGTTGAAATAAATATCCACATCCTGCCACATTACATGCTCCAGCAGGAACCCCCTGATCTCGACTGCCATTTTTTCAATCTGCTCTGGCGTCAGCTTTTTTACTGTACTCACTCAGCAAGCCTCCTTTGAATATTCCAAAATTTTCTTCCTTGCAAAGCTGTCAATCTCTTCTAGGTAATCCCTTCCTTCACCCTCTTTCCACTGACTCTCGAACTCATTAGCCCAGTCCACAAATTGCTGTTTCCATGTGGTGCTGTCAATCCTACAAAGTTCCGGATTGCTAATCTGCAAATCTGCATAAGTCAGCGTGATTTCCATGATGTTTTCGGTCAGATGCCCGAATATGGCTTTTTCTTCTGTCTGAACTTCCGGCACGCTTACCACTTCACTATACTGGTATTCGATCTTTGCAGGACTCTCACTATCCCGCCTTCCCATTTTCCAGCGGCTATTATGAACGTCAAAAGAAATATATCCGTCTGTGGTTACTGTGAGGCCCACCATGCCATCCACGCCGCTCTTCTTTGCGTTTTCGATTATTTTTCTAATCAGAGGCAGAACATTGATGCACAATCCCATAAACGCCTCTCTGTGACTCTCCTGCGTAAATACCGCCTTGCTATCCATATCTCAATCTCCTTTCCTTTTTTTCTTCACTCTGCGACTTCCCCCAGGGTTATGGCCGGATACCCGCATTAAAATCCCGGCTCTTACCCTGCCGGGCGGGATATTCGTTTTATTCAGCTGTTTGCTCTGCCTCTGCCTTTTCTTCCTGAGCCGCTTTCTTTCTGCTGCCCCTCTTTGCTGCAGGCTTTTTCTCTGTTCCGGATGCTTTCCGGCCACGCTTCGGTTTTTCTACAGGCTCCTGTGCCTGCTCAGAATCATTTGTCAACTTTCCTGCGTCCAGTTTTTCTTCTTTTTCTGCCTCGTTTACAGACTCAGGGAGTGTTTCTTTCGTCTCCCCTGTAGGAATCGTCTCTGCCTCTTCCTTCTGAATCTGATCCACCTGCTCTGGCAATCTCTCCTGCAGTTTGTAGCGCTTGCGGATAGATGCAATCATCAATTCCACTTCCTCGCTTACCAGCACCTTATCCTCGTCCGTCAGACCTGCGGACAAATCTTCTCTTTCCTGCCAATACCCTGCGTTCTCCAGAAACGCATCAATAACTCTCTTCGCTCTGTCATGCTTTACATCCCATTTCATCATAGTGTTTTTCCTCCTTGCGCTTTCCGCATATTCTTTGACTGCTGCTTTTCCCTGCTCTATCGCCTCTGGAATGCCAACCCCGATCTGCCGGTAGAAATCCGGATGAACGATACACTCATAGGCTCTCGCCATCTTATTTCTTTCCTCCTGCGTTACCCCGATATGAAAATCTTTCGCTATCTGCAACGCTTTCTTCCAGTCCTGCTTCTGAACTGCCTCTCTTACAATGTCTGACTTCTTAATCATTCATCATCACCGAACCCCGGCGTTTCCAGCAGCTCCTTCTCAATCCAAAACTGCTCACCCAAAAGGTCTATCTTTACCATGTTTCTGCCGGTCCGAATCACCGTTGCCAGCGATCCAATGTCTGGTATCTTTACCTGCGTTCCTGCACCCATGCCATCCCTCCTAAACTTCTACGACTTCCCTCGCCTCCGTTACCGTACAATAGCCGTATTCCTCAGCCAAACCATTCATCAGCTTTTCAAGTTTCTCCGGCGTTTCCGCCGCATCAAATGCTCTCTCGACCTCCTTGATGCATCTTTCGTAACTGGTATCTCCATCTTTCAGGCGCTGGAGTCTTTCTTTAAGCCTTTCAACTTTTCTCAGCTCTGCTCTCAATTCTTCCTCTACGGTTTCTGCCATAGCGGCCGCTTCTTTCATACTCCGAATAACCATCATGCCACCGGCATTGAAGATTGCCGCTATCTGATCCTTGCCTTTCACATTCTTAATAGCCGGATGCCAGGCATATACATATTCGATTTCCTCGTATTCGCTTGCAGATACTTCTCTGCCAATTCTGCTTTCAAATTCGTCTTTCGACATAGAAACTACCCCTTTCTATTCCTCCGGTCTTTCACTGGCTATTACCGCCAACACAAACACTCCATTTACCAAAATCGCTACCAGATTTCCAGCTCTCATTCCGTCATGCAGGCCGACCATAAAATTGATGAATAATAATACCTGCAGAAACCTCCTGATTTTCCTCATTGCTTTCTGTCCTCCTTTATGGTAGACTTATCAGCTGAGGGGGCTTTGTTTCTGCCCCGTTCAACCGATAAGGAACTGTTCTCAGTTGCTAATCAATCCAACTAAGCACCGCCGTGATGATTGCCAAAAGCATTGTCACTATGGTTGCTATGATTGCGGTCAGGCTCTCATAAATCTGGAATTTGATGTGCTTCTGTTCGAGCAGTTCTTTTTCTGTGTCTTTCTTCTTCCGTTTCCCCAAATGGCTGCCTCCTTTCCGTTGGATTTAATCAAATTGTTTTGTTTGATTATGTATATATTATAACTCGCAAATGCGAATTTGTCAATAGATTTACTTCTTACTATGCGAATTTTTAACTTCTATTCTCGTAATATCGAATCTGTTCATGGGCTGGTGCAAAAATCGGGTCAAAATTTGGTGTAGAAGTAAATTAGCTTACAAAATTTGTAGGATTTCTTACAAAGAATATGAACAAATTGTGAACAAAATCGTCTTTTATCAATCCCGTTGCTCTGATTTCAGATTTCTCCCTAAATTACGCAAAGCATTTGTTTTATTGGGTTTTCTCCAGTTTTGTAAAAAATGTAATGTTAGGTTTCCTGTAAGACTTGATGTAAGATTTCCTACAAAATCAGATGTAAGAAATCTTTACGAGAGATTAGAGATAGAGATAAAGAGATATAAATATATGGTCAGATGTAGAAATCTGACCGCTTTTCTTCTACATCTCATTTGAGAATTTCATTCGCATTTGATTGCGGATAATGTGGATAACTCGAATTTGTGAATGTACTCATAGCCCTTGACTTTTCTGCCATGATTGCGTAAGATATGAATATAAAAAGGTGCTACCGGTAGACGGCTGGCCCAATAAAATGTTTTGACTAAGAATAGTCGCCCAAGTTTAGCGGACCGGGGCGGCTATTTCTGTGTCTTTCCATGATGAAATCCTATCGTATATCCGATCCCGAAGCAGGTACCGCATAGTGCCAGCACCGCTATCAGACCTTCCATAGTCAGCATAACACACGCCCTCCTTTCTCCAGATTCCCTTTCAGGTTTCTATGTAATCGGAGGGTCACAGTCCCTCCGAAATTCCGCAGAGGACCAACCGCCTACCGTCTTGGTAGCACCCACAGAAATGCTATCACAGAATCCGACAGATTTCAACCATTTTCCCGATCTGCCGGATCATGCTTTTATTCCTCAGAATTGATAAAATCCTTGCAGTCCAGTTTCCGGTATGCCTTTTCAAAAGTCGCTTTCGGACTCCACGAAACATAACCGTCTGGATATTTCACCCGGTACCCAGTAACACCGTTCTTCTCCTGTGGCTCTGCCTTTACTATTTTCACGCCAATGTAATTTTCCATAGCTTATCCTCTCATGCTTTTTTAAGTTTTCCGGCCTTCAACAGATTTACCATACTGATATTCTGTGCGGCTGTGCCAGTATAGCCGGAAATTCCGTTCGCTACCGCAATCCTTTTCCGATATACGATAGACGTATTTTTCTCGCCTACTGCCGCCAAGGCGCTCACAATGCTGGAACTGGTGCCTGTATATTTCGGGTAATAACCCTCTCCGCCAGTTCCGCTGTTTTTCCCCTGCAGGAACAGCTGCTGCTCCGCTTTCCTGCGCCGCACCAGCCCGGCTAGGACTTTCCTGCCTGCCTTATTGTACAGAAGCATTTTCTCAGCAATGGTTGCCCTGTCACGGGTACCGTTCGCTGTCAGCTGGTCAATACTGCCGATGTTGAAAGCAAAAGATACCAGTGCATCAAATTCATTCTGTCTCCATCTGTACCGGCTATATTTATCCACCTTTTTCTCAAATTTTCCCAGATCTGTTGCAAGGAACGCTTCCGCCTGGGCCTGTGTAATCTTCTGTCCCTGTGTTACCCCGGCTGTGTGGCCGTATCCGATGGTCCATACACCCGCAGGACATTTATAAGCTTCCAGTCTGCAGCTTTCAAACTGCCTGATCAGGTCAATTCCTGCCTGTCCTGTTTTCATGCTTATTTATCCCCCTTTAATCCAATTTGTATAATGGTCTGTTTTACCTTGTCATACCCCAGGGTAGCCCCTAACCAGTTGGCTATGCCCATCAGTGCAAGGTATACACTGTTCAGGGCATTAAAAGGAACCCCGTAATTCACATAATACAATGCTGTCGCCCCGCACCCCACGATCACGGCCACAACCAGCACCAATATGTTAGATGCATATACTTTTCCCTGTGCATCCAGAAACTTTTTTATTCCCTCTACCATAAGGGATGTGACTGCTGCACAAATTGTCAAAAGAATTAAAAATATAGGTACTGTCATGATGTTTCCTCACTTTCTTCTTTTAATTTTGATTCATGCTCCCGGTCTTCCAGCTCCCACTGGTGTTCCCGCCGCCGGTCCTTGTTGGTCCTGATCCATCCGCAGATGCCGCACTCGCCAATGGTGGCCGCAATGACAGCGCAGGCGTATGTTTCCGGAATACATGCGTACTCCCGGAAGATTTCAAGCATCTGCCAGTTGAACCATAAAAAAAAGGCACCGACCAGAATCAATATCAGATTCAGCGTGCCTGTCTTGCTTATAACCTCTTTCAGTTTTCTCAGCGGGTGGAGCCTTTTCTTTTTTCTGTTTCCCATACCGTGCCTCCCTACATCCCTATCTGAGTTAAGAGATAGGTTATTGCACCGCCGACAATGGCAGTAACAGCATACTTGACGACAGTGCGCCACATGTCGCCATCCCTGCTTTCCAGCTTGTTCAGGCGCTCGCTGATTTCTGCCTGCTCCTTGAGAATGTTGCCCACGCTCAGATTAAGCCGTTCGATTGTAGCAGTGAGCGTAGTAAGCTGCTGTGTAATGATCTGCTGCATATTGTTTTCCAGCAGGTCCAGCCGCTTGTTCTGTCTGTCGTTCTCGTCCTTCAAACGCTGATTCTCGGCTTTCATAAATTCCGAAAATGCCTCATGCTCCGCCCTTGAAATAGGTGTATCCATAATTTCTTCACCTCCTCTAATAAAAAAAGCCGGATGTCCCATCAGACAGTTCCAGCTTTTAGTCAGCATATTAAATTGTGGTAAAATGGGGGACTATCCCTTGCTTTCATATATTATTCTTTTCTCCTTTCTAAAAAAATAAAGTCATATCAATACCAGATATACTCTGATACTTATACAACTTCATTTTTGAACTAAACACGGGCTTGACGGTTAATACATTGGAGATTACATCCGAATATGGCACAGTGGCAGGTTCTTGTCATACCATCGGAAAGTTAGTATTAGTTGATGCGGAGTTATCCATAACCAAC